GTAGTCTAAAGGCCTGTTCATCGGTTTCTTTATGATAGACGTAATGATAGTTATCCATAATGACAATAAGAATGAATAATATATTTTTTATTTGAAATTGGCTTTCGGCCCGCGTGATAATATTGCCAGGTCGGAGGAAACATCAAAAGTCGTCCTCTCTTAGGAGTTACTTTATATGGAAAATATGTTCCTGGTTTATTGATATTTAAAAACTCTGTTTCTCCTCCCTTATCAACATCGTTTAGATATATAAAGAAAGCAAGAAATCTGCGTGCTGTTGGATAGTCTAAAACATCTACATGAGGATCAAATCGATCATAGTCATTATCCAAATACCGCTTCATTCTTATGGCTTCATAACCATAACTCTCAGGCCACATTTTATCATAGATATTACAATCAAGTTTATAATGTACGATATAGTCTTGAAACAAATCTAACATTCCACTCTGAACAGATTTCCATTCATCGAGCTCAAGCAAATTAATCTGCTCGAAAGAAATTGCATTTTCTTTATCTTCCTGATGAACTGTTTGATAAGACTCATATGAATCTTCAAACTTTTTAATCAGTTCTTTGCAAGAAACTTCATCAATTACATCATCATAAACTTTAATATAATTATCCATATGTAAATTTTTCTTTTGCAAAGGCATCAAGTTTTTCCATGATCTCCGGTGTAAAATACTTTTCTGGATCATTATTAATAGTTTTACCAAATGTCTTTGTACCATCGGGCAATTCGATTCTTGTCGATACAGAATTAAAGATACCCGCATCAAGAGCAAGTTCCAACAAACCATAATGTCTGTCTAGACCCTTTGAATATGAAAGTCTAACATCAACCATCTGATTTTCTTTTGTAAGTCTTGACTTGTAGGTTTTACAATGAATGATATTACCTACAACTTCTGTACCGTCTTTATCTTTTTTCTTTGAGAGATAAACAATACTAGAAGCCGCATACTTTAGACCGCTACCACCACCCATCTCTTTCGTTGGGAACATACTACCAACAACGTCATAGGTGTGATTTGTCATTAGCATTGGTACTTTCAGTTTGCCAAGTTTCAAAGTCAATACACGAAAGGTTGATTTGACAACTTGTGCTCGTGTCATGTCTCTTGTTTCTTTACCAGCCTCTGTATCTTCCATCTCTTTTGTGGTTGATAACATACCGAGACTGTCAAGACAAAGAAGTAAAGGAACACCATTGCCTTCTTTTTCATAAGTCTCTAAAACTTGTAGTGCTTGATAACGAAACTCCTGAACCGTAGTTACGGGAAGAATTACCATGCGTGAGGAATCAATGCCACGACTCTCAATCATGTCTTTTGTAATCGCTGACTCTGATTCAAAGTAAACGACATTGGCATCTGGATTAGATTCCAGAAACGATTTACATACGCCTAGTGCGAAGAACGTTTTGCCTGTCGCACTCTCGCCAGCAATCGCCGTAATTTTGTTATTAGGCAGTCCACCATATAGTGAACCAGATACAAGGGCATTAAAAATATAACTACCAGTATCCACATACCCATCAACATCACTGGCGTCAATGCCATCCGAAGCAATGACACCGAATTCATTTTCTGTGTTCTTGATAACATTTTTAAGAAAGCTCATCTTCTTTTGTTTTCTCCATTTCAACTATACCTATACAATAAGTTATAATACTATCTTTATAATTATACAGATATTCTTTCACTTTGTCAATTGATTCATAAGGCAAATAGATGGATTTTCTTATTCCATTTCTAAACCAAACTGTAAGCATCATAGTTTCTTTAATACTTTATTATAAACTGATTCTGCAATTGCTTTCATCATTAGTGGTGGGACCATTCGACCACACCTTTCAGCCTGTTGATTAAATGAACCTGTCAATTCAAAGTCCTCTGGTAAAGACATAATACGTTTAAGTTCTTTAATTGTAAATTTTCTATCTTCGTTCCAGTGAACAAGTCCGCCTGTAGTTGCTGCTGCACCTAAAGCTGTCAAGGTAGGTGATGGTTGATATTGTGAAGTTTTTTTACAGCTAAAGTGTAAATTCTTTTTACCTACATTTTCTCCGCTTATAACCTTTTCCGGATTTTGCGGAAACAAAATACCTGTGACTTGATGAAACTTAGTTCCTGTCCATTTTTCAGTCAACCAAGAAACTTGTTCTTTATCTAACTCCAAACCTTCAAGGCCTTCTCCTAACGTAACAACTTCTTTATTTTCATTTGGAAAAACTGTAAAAATGTTCATAAAGGAAAGACCAGCTTTTGCAGTCAAGTCTTTTCTGACACCAATAAAGATTGTTCTTTCTCTTGCTTGTGGAACACCGTAGTGTTTAGAGTTTAGCACTTTAGCACATACATCATAACCAATTTTATCAAACGCATTGTTTATCATGTTAAAGTATTCTTTAGCCTCACCAATAGTAAGACCTTTAACATTCTCTGCAATAATTGTTTTTGGCTGTATTTCTTCAGCAACACGAACGAACTCAAAAAATAAATCTTCAATATTTTCTACCGACTGTTCATCCGAATAATGTTTACTTTTTCCATAACCTGCTTTGTGGCTTCCGCCATGATGAGTAAATCCTCGACCAGCAACACTAAAGGCAGAACACGGAGGTGATCCATCCAGAATATCAAGTTCTCCAGAACTAACAGAGGCAATATTAAGTATGTCTTGTCCTGTTAGTTTCTTAATATCGTCAGGAATAATTTTTGTATTTGGATAATTTGAATTGTAAGTATTTCTTGCTTCTTCAACAAACTCGTTAATAGCTAAAATTTTACCGCCTGCCAGACGATAACCAGTAGATGATCCACCACCACCAGCAAAGGTTGATACCACGGTGAACAATTCTTTAGCCTCACCTTCATAAACATCTTTCATATAATATGGTGTATACTTCATCCGAATAGTCCTTCAAGTGTACGTTGTGTGCCCCACGACCTATCGACTTGCCAACCAATCTGGTCAAGAATAAAGGTCATAGGTTCTACAAAACTTTTAATAAACATAGTGTCATAATCTATCATGTCTACCAAGTCAAATTCTTTTGGCAATTCATTCATAAAAGAAATTACATTTGTTTGTATTTTATTTGGTGTTCTTAGCTGAATAAACTTTATCTTTTCGCCTTCCAATATGACAGGATACTTGTGTGATACTTTTTCTTTGTCAAGTAAATAATTATACATCAACGAACCTTTGATATGCATTGGAGTGCCTTTCTTGTATACTGTTGATCGATCACCCCACCTTTTCAATCCGTTGCATGAACGAGGAAATGCAATTCGTTCAGGTTTCATTTCCATAAACTCTTTGCGAAAAGATTGTATAAACTTATTTAATGATTGTTCATCTTCGTTAATAATTATCTTTAGTGCTTCTTTAATTTTATCACGACATGGTTCTGGTGTTGAAGATTTAACAGCCTCGATGCCCATAATCTTGAGTTGAGGTTCCGCATACTTTACACCTTCGCTGTCGTATACGTTAAGAATGTATCTTTTCTTTGCTGTCCAAATACCTTTGTCTGCAATAACTTCACGAGCCATTTCCATCTTTTGCTCGTAAGCTTTTACATAATCTGCAAGGTCCTGATAGCATTGAGCAATGTAAGGTTCAATTTTTTCTTTGGCGATTTGATCCAAGAAGGATATGATTTTTTCTGTTGGCACTCCATCTCTATCGCCAAAAGATTTAGATACCACTTGGTCAAATGTAACATAAATCGAATCCGTATCCGATGCAATAATATAATCATTGTTCTCTGTCTTTAATATTTTATTCAGGTATTCATTTACCTTCTTTTCAATCCACTTGATGCTTAACTGGCCTGCCGTTGTGATTGCAGTTGCAAGTCGTTCATCATAATAACGAAAGAACTGATTGCCTACTGCACCATAAGCACTGTTTAGGGCAATCTTTCTCGCCATTTGGATATTGTTATATTTAGAGATATCGTTAAGATACTTTTTATCTTTTGTATTCTCAAATCTTTGCTTTGCTTCTAACGAATACTTTTTAAACTTAACACGATCACCATACATTTTTTCCATCAAGTCTGGAAGAAATCCACGAATGTCTTTTCTAAAACAAGCTGAGTTTGGAGTTACCGTAAGTTTGTCACCGAGAATTTCTGTATTGACTTCTTCCTGTAAAAGTTTGTCAACAGAAATTGCTTCTGGAAATCTTTGCTCGATTAAAGTCTCTGGTGATATATTGTACTGCATAATAAGATGTGGATACAGACTGTTCAAGTCAAACGAAACAACCCAGTTGTGACTTCCAGTTTGTGGATCTTTTACATATGCACCTTCATATCGAGAACCCTTTGTTCTCGTGTCTCTCTGAGGAACAACAATATTTTTCTCACGAAGATAATTATAGATTGTCACATCCCACATACGAACTTGAGAAAACACATCCATATAATTTACTTTTGCTTCATAGGCCATCGTCAAAGCCAACTCGATAAGTTTCATCTTATCTTCAAGAGCATCGACCAACTCTACGTCTTTTATGTTATAGTCAATGAATGATTGATAATCGTTTGTATACCAATCACGGTAAGTCTCATATGGATTCTCATCTTTTTTTACACCGAGTTCAACGCCAGCAATATAATCAAGTCGATATGACTCTTGGTTTTTATAGGTAAACTTTTTATAAAGATCCAAATAGTCTAAATTAGCAACACCCCAAATGTTGTATTTAATTTGTTCACGACCAAAAGTTGTAGTCTTTTCTTCTGTTACCATATCCCATGGCGACATATTGTTTCTCATCTTATCACCAAACAATCGTGTGATACGAACTGCAAGATAGGGAATATCAAAGAACGTAGTATTCCAGCCAGTAATAATATCTGGTTGAACTTCGACCATGAAAGACACAAACTCCTCAAGCATCTGTCTTTCATCAACACAATGAACATACTCGACATCATCACGAGTATTGTTATACTCGTAGATACCCCACACCATAAGTTTTTTAGTACGATGATTTTTTACGGTGATGGATAAAACTTCTTCTTCAGCTACAGTTGGATCTGGAAAACCATTCTCACTTGCAACCTCAATATCGAGAGTAAGAATAAGAATCTTGTCCATCTGCCAATCAACATAGCCCTCGTAATTATCTGAAATCCAAACGTATGGATATCTTTCCATACCATGTACAAGTTCAGGTTGATCCTGATACTGTGAAAGAAAGTCTCGGGCAGAACTAATTGATGCCAACTGAACTGGCTGAACGTTTTTGCCTTCTAATGTTTTCCAGGCACAAGATTCCTTTGAACGAACAAAGAAAGTAGGTTTAGGAGTATATTTAAACTGGACAGGTTTACCTTTATCAATTGCTCGAATTAGCAATTGATTACCTTTCTGAATTACGTTTTTGTAAAAAGATTCGGTCATAGACTTATTATACAAGATTTTATATAATAAGTCAAGACTATGTGAGTACCTGTTGTGTTGTAGACTTAGGTGGAACTACAATTCCTGAACCAAAGGCCTGACGATAGTTATTTGCAATATCACTATTGGGTTCAATAATAAACATAACCTTTTCACGATCAATATCGACTTTCACTTTAGAGCTTGCAGCGAAGGGAACCCAAGGCCCAAATCCCATTTGCATATTACCGCCACCAGCATCACGCATTGGCATGAGAACGGCTGGA